GAAATGCCTTTTGATACTGTTTGAGGTAGTCTGAACTTGCCATAATTATGCTCCGTAATATTTTTTATAAAAGTCTGGAGATTGTTTTTTCTGGTAATCTCTTAGTGCTTGTAAATAACTAAATCCACCAGCCCCCTGTGTTCCTGCACCACCATATATATCTTGGGTTGTTTCATACATTTGAGGTGTATTTACTTGGTACCCCTGAGAAGTTGTCCCTTTTGGCCCTTTATAAGTAGTTGGTGCTTTTTCGTACTGTTTTTGCAAATCGGCGTAGTTTGTTCTAGCCTCTGTTTCTCTCGTTCCGTATAACTGTTCATTCATTGATTGAAGTTGATCGGAATAATCAGCTAAAGTGTTTTGTTCCGCTTGACCTCTTAAACCACTTCTTGATAATCCTCTACCAATAAATCCTTGTCGTACTCCTTGAACTGCCGTGTCGATTTGTGGTGCAAAGAATCTTTCTGTTTGTTGCGTTACTCCACTTCTTGCTAGTTCTGGTGAAAAGTAGTTACCAAAAGACAAAACTTTGGAAAAATCAGCAATCTGTTTTGTGTTCTTGAGAATACTATTAACTAATGTTTTATTGCTAGTCGCCATTGCATAATATCGTTGCCCTCTATTATATATATTATATCACAACTACAGGCCTATAGTCTATACAACCACCGTAAAGGTATTGCCTATTCCCCAAGTTCCCGAGTTAAACTCACTTCCTCCGGGAGTAACAACAAAAATTCCTCTATCAAATGTTAATCCTGTTCCACCGCTACCACCGTACTGAATGAAGCATTCCTGGTTTGGTATGGTTGTTGTTCCGTCTGTTAGTAGGGCTTTTGCTACCACGTTTTCAAAAGGAGGATCAATTCTATCTCTAAAAGGTAACAGGAAAAGTACATTATTACACGCTGGTAGTGCTACTGTTCCAGCCTTTAACCCTATTGTCGCAATTGGGCCATTCATATAATAGGAAACAACATAGCTTCCAAACGCACCACCAAATTCGGTTGTAGACCATTGCCAAGTGAATCCACCTGTCTCAAATACATAAACATCTCCTGTCGAGTAGTAAAACATTAGAGGGTGTCCAGATGGTGAAGGTTCGTCAGAAAATCCGAAGAATTCCGTATTGTCGGAAGTATAAGAGTAGTTGTCCCCACCATTCAAATAAATATAGTTTGTTGTTGAATCCTTATCAATTACGTAAAAATATTTATCAACATTTAATTGCTTAATCCACACCTTATCACCTATTTTAATAGCACTGAATAATTCAGCCGAATCCGTAAATAAAGTGTCTACTGCTATGTATGTTATGGCCGAAACATCAATTGATTCCCAGTCGGAACGGACACCAATAATCTTACCCTGTTTAGTTATTTTCAAGTCGCTTAATAGTCCACCCTTTGGAATATCAGATACGGGATTATTTTGGACTTCTTTTACTTGTATTTCAGGAAGTTTAATTGATTGTTCTAAATACTGATTTAATGCCATTAGTTGAATACATCAAACTCTAACTTAATTTCGTAAATATCAAATGATCCTGTCGTTGATGAGTGAGTAAATTGTAGTTGTAAATATTTACCCTGCACGTTGCCTGGTAGTTCTAGTTTAACAGTTTTAATTAAATCCGTTCCAGATAAATCTACATTGTTATTTGTTCCCCCAACCTGCGACCAACTTGAATCTCCGTCTAATCTATACTTTACGGTTACATATTCGGCCACATTTGTAGGCTTGAAACTTACATACACGTTATAATAGTTTTTAATTCTGTCTGGTAAATCAACGTCTAACTTAGCCGTTTGCCATTCACTTGCGGTTGTTGAAGTGTTTAAAGATTGTGAACCGTCTACCTGCCATACTTTGTCGTTATCAATATCTTGAGCGTAAGAAACAAAAGTTCCACCATTTTTAACAAGTGCAAAATCTCCAAACGGTCTATTTGGTAGGAAATCCCAACTATTTAGGTTTACATCATATCGTAGACATACGTCAGTATAGGCCGTTCCGTTATAGGTAACATCTCCAATATACAGTAAGTATCTTCCGTACTTATCTAAGCCACCTGCAACGCTTGTAGGCGAAGAAATTACATCAATTATCCCTTGTACTTTTCTACTTATTAAAATAGGCTTATCTGCTCCACCGTACATATAAATTCCACCCCTGTTATACCAAAGCAATCGACCTTCGGACACCTGTACACTTCTTGAGCTTGTAGTCCCGTAAAATCCAGGTACCTGAGTTAAAGAATAACCGTCGTATAACGAAAGTTTGTTTTCCGTAAAATAACATATATTACCAGCGTATGTTGTCATTGCTGTAATAGGTTCACCAATGTTGTCAAAGAAGTTTGTTGTTGTGTTAAAAATATCCGTTAATTCTGTAGAAAATATCGTTCTATATGGATATTCTGTCCCTCCATATTTTACGTTTCCTAAGTATAGTTGATCGTTAAAATATGTTCCATGCTTTGCATATATTCCCGACACTGTTCCACTTGCCGAGCCGTCCCAATAGGTGAGAATATCGTTAAATCCCGTTGTTATATATAATCTTTCATCACTATCAAGAAACGCATTTATAAACTCTGCTTTGTCAGTTGTGTTATTAGCGAACCCCGATACAACGCCAGTCCACGTTGAACCCGTCCACTTACTTAAAACTGTCCTGTGTAGTTTTACAAGTGTGTGTGTTCCGTCCTCTTGATCAAAAACCCCTATCCCTTTTCCAACTCCACTTGCTGTTCCACTTCCTACTTCTGAATATCCCAACGCCTTAGATAAAATACCCGGTCTTCTGTTATCAATATTACTTACAAAAGGGCTTTCATTGTATGCTGTAGCTAGTGGAGAGGTGAATTCCTGCATTCCACCACTAAAATCGTTATATGTTTTAAACGCCCTTCTAGTTCTTTGTATATTCATAGTAGTATTTAAATATTAAGCAGCCTCGTAAGTCCCTTGTATAAAAATCTCGTCTCCTGTAGCCCATGTCATTGGAGTAGTAGAAGATAATCCTAAATCGGTTAAATAAGTTGCATTAGCTAACAAAACCCTAATAGACATAGTCGTTGTACTTGCCCATACACCATGTGCCTCAAATGCGGCGGTTCCACTGTCTAATATTCTTCCAAGCCCTAGTACTTGAGTTGTTGCGGTTCCTGGATAAGAGATAGAGGTAACGGGTAACGTGGCTGATACCACTCCAGATACGGAGGAGCTACTACCAAATACTATTCCAAGTCTAAAAAATACGGTTTTACCCAGCCTCGAATAGTATGCGGAGACCGTTCCATTTCCAACCGTTAGGTTTGTCCACGTTGGTGACCATGAAGTCCACGCTTGAGTTAGTATATTTGCATCTTTAATAGCTTTGGCTGTCGCAAATTTTGCGTCGTCGGTACCAGTGTTAATTTCTGCACCACTAGCCTTGACTGGAATATCTGCCGTAAATGCCAAGTTAGAATCGGCAATTGCTTTAGAAGTTACAAACTTAAAATCGTCCGTCCCAGTGTTTACTTCTGTTCCCGTAGCCTTTAAATCTATATATTTATTTGTCCCGCTTCCTAAGTCGTTTAATTGTCCTGTTCCGTTAGGATATAGATTGTTCCCACTTATAACATAATAATCACTTGCACCACTTGCTATATTAATTCCGTAACCTTGTGTTCCTGCTGGTAAGTTAGCAATTCCAGAAGCTATATTATTGTTTGTAATGTTAAAGTATGTAACCCCAGCCGCTACATTTATTCCATGGTAGGTCGTAGAACTTCCCGCACTGTTATTTAATATTTTGTTTCCTGATACTAAGAGATTTAATCCTCCCGTTACTGATATTCCATGCTTATCGTTATGAATAATTCTTCCACCAATAATATTTGAATCTACAATGTTTCCTGATACAAGTATTCCGTTCTCTGTATTATTCCCTGACCAACAGCCAACTAAGTTAATTCCTCTCATTGGCCCACCAGTACCTATTCCTAATTCCCAACCGTTGTGTCGGCAAGAATCTGCCATTACAGTGTTAAAGAATATCCACTCTAAGTTAGCAACGGCTGCGTTATTATCAAGTGTAACTCCTTTATACGTTCCATGAATATCGATATTATTAAATACCGCTCCCTGTATAGCTCCTAATATTTTTATTCCTACGTCAGTTCCAGTTCCCGTTGTGTTATCAATTACAATATTAGAGAATGTTGCGTCTGCACCATTACCAGTCAAGTATATATAAGAATCAATACAGTCTTCTATATAAACATTATCAACCAATCCTGCGGCTGGTGATCCTCCTAAACCATAGTACTGATTTTCAATTGTTATGTTTCTTACTGAATATTGAGTTGGTGTCCCGTCAAAGAATACTCCGTACCCACCAGTTTTTGTTATTCCATTAAATATAGTTAAATCTTCAAGTGCGAAGTAATCACACTCGTGGAATCTAATTACACTTTGAGAGTTCGTATACCCTTTAACTACCGTTCCACTTCTACTTTCTCCTACTATTCTGACACCGTTACTGTTATTAAGAATTTCAGAAGTAGTTTTATATATTCCCTTTGGTAAGAATACAGTACCACCACCGTTGGCTTCTGCTGCGTCTACTGCAGCCTGAATTTCTGCTGTGTCGTCATTTGAATCATCACCCAAAGCTCCATAATCTCTAACATTGAAAACTTCTTCCCTTTGCCATTTCAATCCGTTACTTTGTGCAGAATCTGCCTTTAGTTTTGTATAGTTAGCACCAACAGTTAGTTTAACTGGCGTGTTATCAGCACTTGCACTTATTAAATCACCCTTTGCATCTACTATCGAGCTTGCAATTGCCCCAACCTGTGTAGCTGTTACAGAGTGAGGATTACTTGTGTTAGCAATATGGGTATCAATTTGTGCATGAGTATTTGTTCCAATGTCTGTTAAACTTGTATGAGTTTTTGTTGTAATATCGGCAATGCTTGAAACTGTTTTATTTATTTCCGACCAATCGTAATCACCGCTTACGGCTACAACATCTCCAGTTCTACCAAATACCGAAGCAACTGCACCACTTCCACCACCTGAAACAGAATTATTAATGGTTTCAAAGCTAACCGCCTTTACAGTTCCGCTTGCACTTTCTGTTGTATCACTAATATCAACAATAGGAATTAAATCCCCGTTTGCTAAACTTGTAAGTACTGTCAATTGTGATATTTTTCTTTTTGCCATTATGCTGATTCGTAACAGAAATTAACCCTGATTTTATCTCCAGTTGTCCAAGTCATTGGTACAGTAGAAGAAATTGCCGCAATTGAAACATAAGTCGCATCTGATTTACTTACTCTAATTTCACCTGCTGCTATCCATAAACCCTGAAAGTATCCAGTACCAGAATCTTCAAACACAACAAATCCAATTGGGAAACTTCCACCAGCAATGTTGGTCGCTGCCGTTACGGGCAAGGCCAAACTTGTAGCCCCAACGGTACTGTCTGCCGCAACTGTAAAACTTGCATATCCAACAACCGTTTTTCCTATCAATTTATAAGCTCCAACATTGGCACCACTTCCTTCGGTTATTCCTGACCATGCTGGTGTAAATGATGTCCAAGCGTCTCCCAAGTCCACTATGTTATTTAAGTCTGCTAGAACGCCTGTAAACCCGTCTAGCGTGTTTAATTCTGACGCCGTAGAAGTTAAAGAAACATTCTCATTTATTTTAGGACTTGTTAAAGTCTTATTTGTTAAAGTTTGTATATCGGAAGTACCGACAATGTCTCCAGTTGTTCCATGAGTAGTTGTATCAGAAATGTGAGTAGTTAAACTACCTGAAAGAGTTGTTAAATCTGCTTCGAGTGCGTAATCCTGTAATAAATTCGCAAAAGTTATTGATTTTGTACTACCACTAGCACTTTGAGTTGTGTCGCTAATATCGTTAACCAAAAACAAATCTCCACTTGCTGGAGTACTTAAACTTGTTAATTGTGATAATCTAATATCAGACATCTAAAACCTTAGTATAATAACCCCCGCTATTTATAACTATTAAGTCTAAATTCTCAGTTACCAACCTATCACCGCCTTCGGTTAGAAAATAAGAACCAATACTTATCTCACTATAATTACTTGCTACATCACTGTTTTTAACGTAAGTAGTCACTATATCCCTTACCATAAGGAAATCATCATTTTCCGCCACTATGAAATCCTCGTCCTCGTCTGCCAAATATAACTCGTTGTCTTCTTCTATATAGTCGGTATACTGGTTAGTATACTTAGTATACGTAGTCGCTTGATTTACTACTTTTGTATATGGCATTAATATACATCTCTAATAATTACACTTCCACCCTCGTCTACTCTATCGACCACCTCGTCGGTCATAGTTTCAAGTGACATCATAAAGTCCTGTATCATTTCTCTTGCTTCGTCCATTAATCCTTGTCGTCTTTTTGCCTGTCCTACTGCGTACTCAATTAGTAAGTCCTCATATCCGTTTGGTAAAACTGGCTCGTCTGTATCATCAACTAAATCAACTACATTCTCGATATACCATAAGTGAACTCCATTGCTGACTGTTGTGGTTGGAGTTGGAAAAATCTGATACATATTACCCAATAATGCTACTACTGGGCTTGCGGAAGATATTGATTGTTGAGGGTCATTTATAGTATCTCTACTGATAACCTTAGCCAAAACCCTTGTGTCCTCGGTTGTATAACCTATTTCTAGGCGATCGAATTTCATGAAATCATCTGGAAATCCATATCTTGATTGTGTGGATACTAAATCGGTATAAGTTTCTCTTAATCCGTATCCCTGACCTAACGAGGTTACTTTGTTATATACTTTGTGATACGCCCTGTTTAAATTAGCCTTAACCTCTGTTCTTGTAACTAATTTAGTATCACCCGTTAAATCTTGGTTTATTGAATACCCAACATTTGTTATCATTTCCGAAAACGTCATTGCCTTACTTTCTAATGCCCTCTATGTATCTATTATACCATACTATAGGATACTAACTCAACCTAGTTTTGATCAACTCCACTCTCTACCTTCTTTATATACTTTACAATATCAACGAGAAATAATTGTAATCCGTCCTTCTTATTTAAAGAATTTAGGTACATATCGAACACAATCTCTTTATGAGTTTTCTTTTTTACCTTTTCAACAACAGGTCTTTTACTGTTTTTCTTTATTCTCTCCAATGCTTCGCCAACTCTTTCTCTTACATCTTGGTCTGCGTAATCCGTTGTATAAGGTTTTGATATATCCATTGTTTAATTGATTATCTAGCAAAAGGTATAAATCCCATACCAATTAGGTCTTTAACTACTGTTCCACCTCCACCGCTAGTATCTACAATAAAACTTCTTGTACTACTCCAAGCACCATAAGCATTTGAACCGCTAGGGTCTATTCCTCGTACTCTCCAATAATATGTATCGTCAGCCAAAGTGTCTCCACCCTGTACAGTGTATTGGATGTTTTCTAGAGAGGTGAAAGGGTCGGTATCACCACCAACGTCTGGATTAGCAAATCCCAAATCCGTACCCGAAACCTTATCTAACAAAGGTATTCCAACCGAGCCATTAACCGCTATGTCATCAAAGTCTACAGAGTTACCAGAAGTGGGTGCGTATACATAAATCCTGAAAGTAACTGCGGTAGTCAAATTTTGAAAACCACCAGCAGACAAATCAACGCTAATATTTGACCAAGTAGTCGCTTGAGTTGATAGGTCTCCGCCAGATAAATCAGCCGCATAACTGTCTATACTTGACCTAACTCCGTATCCTCTAGGCGTAGAAGCTCCTCCTCTAGTAGCGTTAAATGTTAATGTAGTTAGATTATACCTAACACCAGCGTTAGGAGTTAATGTAAATGTAAAATAGCAACCATTTGTTATTGCGTTAGCCAAAGAAGTTTGACTGTTATCAACTGGGTAGCATTGCATAGTGGGGTCACTTGCATAACCTACTAAAGTTGTTGTATCTATAGTTCCCATTCCAGCACCCCCAACAATTGTATCTCCAGTTACCGAAGCGTTTGCACTTGTCGCTGTTTTTACACTCCCTGTAAAGTTATACCCTAATAAAACACCATTACCTGAATTAGTACTATTAAAGGTATTTAGTGTGTCAATGTTCACATTGTATCTAATATCTCCCGACTCGGTATCTGTACCAGTAAAATCTAAAACAGGAGTTGTATCACTTCCTGTACTAGCATCTGCTGGTGAATTGAGTGCCACCGTTGGAGAAACATCACCAGTAAATATAATCCAAGACATAGCACCATCTTCACCTGTTGTTGTTCCAGTACAAGTTCTTGTTGCTGTTCCAGCCGTTGTGGAGGTAGCCGTAGTAAATCTTAGTACTCCAGCGTCAACATCTAAATCTTCGGTGAGGTTAGCCCAAGCTTTGGCGACTGTATCAGTTGCACCAATAGCGACCGCCAACATTCCACCCCCTGCTGCTATAACAGTAGAGCCAGTTGTTAGTGGGTCGGTAGCGTCCATATCGGTAGAAATATCACTACCAGTTGAGCCAAGAACTCCACCATAAACTACATATACCGCAATATGATTTTGAGTGTTAGTAGCATTAGCCCCATAAGTAACCGCTATATCGGCTGTTGTCCCTGTTGGATACGCTAAGTAAAAGAGTTGAGACCTAACAACGCCCTGTGTAGCACTTGTTCCCGCAGTCATTGAGTTTCCATCAATCGTGCAAGAGTTTATAGTTCCACTTGTTAATTCAGAACCAACCATTACAACAACTATTCTGTTTGGTGCAGCAGTTCCGATACTTGCAGCAGTATAAGTCGCTACATTAGAAGAAGCCGATACTCCGTTTGGATTTGCCGTTCTTGTAATCGTTACTGCCATTTATATTCCCTCTAAACTAAATTTCGTAACCGACCGCAGTTACATAAACATTTCCTGCTGTAGTAGTTATTATTAAATCAGCTGCATCTTCTGCTGACGTCCAAGGATACTCAGCCGAGAAAGGAAGTACTACTCCTGAGTTAGCTGCAAGTTCTCCCTTCCATATAGGACTATCACCACCCGCCAAATCGTCTTCTAAGGTAACGGTTGCTGCTGCCGATACGTTTATATAGAGCGTAGTAATATGCCATCTTTTTCCTGCTGCTGGAGACCAAATAATCCCGTCTGTTACTGCACCTGCGTTTGTATAGTATTTTTGTGCTTTCGCAGTATGAGAGGTTACATCATAATCAGGTGGTATTAATTTTCCAATTGCGTTAGTTCCTGCGGCCAAAGCTGGTAAAGAAGTAACATCTACATCTCCAATATCAACTCCAGAGTTTGCGGTTAACTTACCAATGCCTGCTGTTCCTGCTGCTAGTCCTACTGTCTGACTTGCTGCGATATTTACGGTTCCTATTACCTTCGTAGTTTCTGCTGCTAGCGTAGCGTTTGCCGTTACGGTTCCGCTTACTGGTTGTGTAGCTTGCCAGAAAGTACCTGTTACTGCCGTTGTAGGCATACTTAAAACATCTACTTGCAATTCACCTGATGCGTCTGTCTTAATTGCTTGTGGATTTGTTCCGTCTTGTCCTAATATGGCAATACCTTTTGTTACTGTTCCCGTTCCGTCTGTATAAACAGAATCATCTATCAATTCTACTGCGGTTTTTACGCTTCCTAGTGTAGTTTCTGTCGCAAATCCTGTAATTGCTGCTGGTGGTGTCAGTGTAGTTATCTGTGCCGCCGTTAATACTACTGGTAAAGATGCTGCTGCTAGGGCTTGTCCTTGTGCTGGAATATTATCCGTCTTTGCCTTAATTGCCGCTAGATTACCACCCGCTTCTAAAGCTAAAGCCGAGGTGTTTAGGTTCGTTCCCGCATTTGCAGTCACACTGCCAGTTACAGTTACATCATTATTAGCTCCCAAATCAACAACTACCGAACTAGCCCTTAATTGTGTGTCTGTTAAAGGCTGTGTTAATACCGCTAAAGCGTTTGCTGCTCCTTCTACAAGTGCTGCTGTACCCGTAATTGTTGCGTCTGTATCGCCTTCTGTATATTGAGTTCCACCGCCAAACGAGGTTATCTGATTACCACTTCCGTCTACTATCGCAACTCCTACTGCCTCTGTAGCCCCTGAAATAGGCAATGCAGTTCCTGCTAGTGAAGCGGTTGCATTAACATCTAGTTTTCCACCAGTTACTGTTGCAACTTCACCACCCGCGTCTACAATTTGAGTCTTTTGTGAACCGTCACTTTGTTTAGTGCTTGTAGCTAGTCCAGTAGTGTCGATACTTGCCGTAGCATTTACGTTTAATTTACCGTTAGCGTCAGTACTAAGTCTTTTCCATTCCAAACTATCCGAATTCCAGCCAAAACCACCAACTTTCTTTAATTCTACGTTGGCTGTATCATCATGTTCCTCTTGGGCTACTTGATTGACGTATTTATGTTCTTTATCCAATGCCATGGGTTTTTTCCTTGAATGATCTTATAATCTCCTCTAAAGTCATACCCCCATTTAGTAGCTCTTGTAACATAACTTGGGGAATCTCCATGAGAATCTTGTTGTTTTTGTCTACAATCACTACTTTTAGCTTCATTCTATATTATACCATACTATAGGCTTAGATGTCTTGTAGGTCGCTATACGCACTTTTAATAGTGCCCTGTATCTTGAAATAACGCTTTAATCTACCTATACGGGTATCACCAAGCCTTAAACTTCCTAGCTCTGTTTCTATACGCCTTAGGGCCCTTCTAGGGTCGCCATACAACTCTTTTGCTTGGTTATATAACTTAGCATAATCAATTTTCTCTTGAGCTGTTAGTCCAGTATAATCCAAACCAAGCCATTCACTTGCTAATATCTCATCACTTAATAAATCTTCGTTAGGGTTCTGTTTTACTTCTAGTTCTTCCATCACCTCCACTATTTCGGGTGGTTTTGGTGTTTCAATTATTTGCTCTTTGTACTTGTCGTAAACTTCTTTAAATTCCATTATTTTTTAAGGTTCTTATTTCGTTTATTCTCCCACACTTGCTTATATAATTTGGCTATTCCCTCTGCCTTTTCCTTTAAACTTCTCTTTTCTACTAATTTTCTTGCTTCCTTACCAACTTTCTTACCCAATTCCCTTTCTTTCTCTAACTTCTTTAGTACTTTCACTAATTCCTTGTTGTCTTCAAACAAAAATCCAGTCTTTCCGTCTGCTATTACGTCAGTAAATGGTGCCACCTTACTTGCAACTAAAGGCAATGATAATCCAGCACTATCCCAAAACTTCAAAGGATCTTTTCTGTTGTTAAATTCAAAGTCCTGTAAAGGAGCAATTAAACAATCTAAATCCAACATTTTCATTCTCATTGGGTTGGCTTCAAACGGCAACCAACTCTCTTGTCTTACCTGTCCCTCTACTTCGTCAAAGCCTGAGAACTTTTGACCTATCATGTAAAAGATTCTCTTTTTATCACCTTTTAAAAACTTAATAATACTGTCTTTCACCATGTTAATATCTCCAAAGTGCGACATACCACCGCAAAATCCAAACCTAAACTCTCCGTCCTTATCTTTATCCACAACCTCCACGTTTGGATACAAAGAAAGGTCTATAAAGTTAGGTACAACGGCTATATCCCTATTACCAGCCCTCTGGCTTAAAAACTGTCCCAGTCTTTCAGTTACTGCCGTTACCATGTCGCTTTCCTCCAACATTTCCTGAATATCTAATAGTCGGTGCTTATTATCCCATTTATCAAATCCGTTTACTCCGTTCTTCCAAAGTGAAATTGGTTTGTCGTCTACTGTTACCGACACATCTTGGGTTCCGTACTCTCTGTAATGTTCGGAACTTGGCAATACACTGAATAAATCGTCGTCAAGATCAAAAACCAGTGGTTTAGTTGGGTACGCCTGTCTTATTTCCCTTGCTAGTTGTTGGGAACCAGCCTTAAAAACTATTATATCCGCCAACATGAATATCTTTTTAAGTTCTTCTTCCTTGAACTTTTTGCCTTCTAACACTTCCGCCTTAAATCCGTCTATCTCGTTTATATACTTAAACGGTCTTCTTATTCTCATGTTTCCACACGCACCATTATCAGCCCCTAGTGCTAGGATTGTGAATTTCTTGTCTTGGAAGTTATATGTTTGCATTTTTCCCTCTATGTAAATTTATATTTCTGTTTTAGGTACAGCCCTGAACAAATCCATTTCCTCACTCTTTAAAAACTGCTTGTAAAAAACCTCGTCTTTTAAAGCTCCTGCCCCGTATTTATTTACTAATAATGTTCTTACCTCTATTGGGTAACTAGCGACAAGCCTCCAGTGTGCGTCTCCTACTCCCTTTTTACTTCTGTCCATGTAATCTTGCTTGTTTGCTTGATTATGAAGTATTAGTGATTCGTCACTCATTGCCTTTCGCAAATTATCCTGTACTTTGTTTTGTATTATTTTGATTGAATCGTTCATATTTTTGTACCATTAAAAGTGGTAGGCATTACGCCGCCTACCAAAGCGTTTCTCACAATTAAGCAGTTGTTAATTGAGTGATTTTACCGTTAGCTTTTTCGTTCTTAGCTACTAGTGTTAATTCACCTTCAATTACTCCTCGCTTACTGTCTCCAATAGATGGAACTTCGTGATGTCCAATTGGTCTAAGTGTTCTAATTTCCCACTTATCTTTTTCCAATATTGCTACTTCACTTGTTACCATTGCTCTATCGTAGATAACCTCAAGAATACCGAAGTCTGATTCATAAACATCAACTCTGTTGATGATTTTGTTTGCAGATGCGTCAATGTTCTTGGTGTTTGATGCTGTGAATCCTGAGATTGCTCTCTTTTGGAATCCATTAGCATAAACTGTGTCAGGGTTACCTCCAGCTGCTGAAATTGTTTCTAATGCATCATTAAACATAGACTCTGAAAGAGCTTCGTCTCCTGATCCTGAACCTGTTTCAACGTTAGTTGTAATCCAAGCCAATACACCTTTCATTTGTCTAGCTGCACCAGATGTTCCTGATACTGCAGATGCGTTATTGACAAGTGCATATTCAATGTCTCTTGCCATTTCTTTCATCTTTTTCTCCATTTGGTAAGCATATTCTTTATCTCTACCAGCTTTTGAAACAATATCTAATGTGTTAGATACTTGAAAAGGTTTGTTAAATATTTGAGTGTAGTTACCAAGTCTTGTGGTTGCACTTAGAGTTGGAAACGTATAGTCTGCACCCTCAACTTGAGCGTTTGCTGCTGCTGATGCTAACTCGTCTGTCTGCCATTCTACGTATGTACCTGTTGCGGTACCTTTTGCAAAACCAGAAAACATTGGTGTGTCTACTGGACTAATCATTGTGATTAAATCCATGAGGTCTTCTCGTTCTCCTACTGCCTCATATTGTGTAAATATAGCCATTGTTCTATTTTGTTATTTTAAAGCCCCTACTTTCCTAACCGTTTTAATATCACGTCACTCCACGAAATTTCACCTCGTGATGCGGCCTGTATTTCTTCTTTTCTACTATCACTTTGAACATTTGCTGGTGTTCCAGCCCTCTCTGTGTAAGTAGGTTGCATTTTAGATTTGATTTTCAAATCAGCCAATGCGTCTTCGTGCATTAATTTATAAGCTTTCTCTGGGTCTTTAATCCCTTCGTCGTCCATAAATTTTGCAACTTCTTCTGGAACAAATTTAGGTTCTCCTTTAGTACCGTCATACTTTGCAGACAATGTTTCAATCTTGCTTCCAAAGTCTCTGATCATTTCTTTCTGCTCTATAATGGACTGTACCATTTGTTGAACGTCTTCGATTCTTGCGTACCCCATTTCACGTAATGCAGCGTCTGCTTCTTGCCTAACTGGGTCTGCTTGCACTTGAGGTTTAAATGCACCTTCTAGTCTATCTAGTACTTGTGCTTTCTCTCTTAGTGTAGCGAGTTCCTTTTCATAGGTCTCGGCTCGTACTCTGTAATCGTCCATGCGGGACTTAGGAACCATTTGCTCCTTTGCACTTTCTACTTGCGTATCCTGTGCGTCATTAACTTCTCCCTGGGGTTTTATCGTCTTCTCTGACGTTACTTGGGTATCATTAACCTGTTTGTTGTCTACTTGCGAGGTAGTTGCACTTGTCTGTGCATTGGCTTGTGCCGTTACGCCATTCCCTTCGTTCATTGTGTTTTACCTACATTTTTACGAGTTCAGTCTCGAATTAGGTTTTTTAAACTTATTTACTGGCTTATAACCAGTGTGGCAGCTACCGAGGGGAAAAAGTAGCCACCACACCATTTACAAGCTATTGCCCCATTACTCCGACTTCTGGTTGCATTTCTTGTTCTGCCCCAACCATTACCAATCCATCATCTCCAACGTTATATTCAAGCTGTCCCGCAGCCAACGATTCAATCAATTGAGGATTATCTATAAATGGAGTATCAAGTCTTAGATTATTCATTGCAAAATCTTCAACTAACCCTTTTCCTGCGTCTGTTAGCATATCGTAAATCTCTTGTGGTACTACCATTGTTACATCTACTGGTTGTCCTTGCTCCGTTCCCTGTTCTTGTACTTGTTCTTCTTGTGGTGCTTGTCCTTGAGCCATTGCCATATCCTTCATCATTTGCTCGTCCATTCTCTGTTGTATTTTTTCAGTATTCAATCCAAATGTTTCCTGTACAGTCTTTTTGTCTACTAATTGCATAGAGTATAACTTCATCATAGTTTCTTCCTTTGCACTCTTTGTATACGCAACACCACTAATAATGGAAACCTTAACCCTTGGATTTTCTGGTAACATGACTACATTTTCTTCTCCCTCGCCAACTGTTCCGTCCTTACCAACTATAAAGAATACCTTCTCTTTTCCGTCTACCTTAAATTTGAATTGCTTTCTAACTGCTTGAAAGTTGTATAACAATCTTAGCAATCGTTCTGCTAAAGTGCTAAGCGTATTTATTACGTTATCAATTGGGTCTGAAAGTGAGTTATAAGCGTTTGCTACTAAATCTTCTAATGCTCTTGCTGCTGTTACTCCTGTAGGTGCTATACCTCTTAATGCTTCTGGTGCCGCTCCTATATCATTCATATATCCAACCAAATTACTAATCTGATTAAATGGCGTACTTGGAAGCGGTGCAATTGGTAATTGTGTAAACTCTGAACCTCTTGTTTTACTGATAATCTTTCCGTTCTCGTTTGTTACTACAGATACTTTTGCGTTCTTATCTTTAACAAATCTACCTTTAACCATTACGTGAATATACTCAAGAATATTTCTTTCGTTATAGTTAATTGCTTTGTTTAGAGGTACCAAATCTTTAACCCAACCTGCACTGTTCATTTCGTCACTGTCTGTTTCTGGTTCGTAGTATATAAATGGCAAGTCGTCGTATCCAGGTGCTTCGTCGGCTCTAAGTATTACGCCATTACACGTGGTAATAACCATTATCTTATTCTGTCCGTCCTCACCCTTTTGCTTTATCCACATTTCATGAATTAATCCAGCCTTTGAACCGTTACTCTGTTGTAGTTTTGCATTCAATAATTCTTTATATGGTGATTCTGTTGTTTTTTCACTTCCTGTTAGTTTGTCGGTATTCTTGTATCGTGGATTACTCTTAATCTCGTCAAGTGGTTTTCTTACAACCTTTACTATATATCGCAAATCGTCTAAGCATCTTGCAAATGGGTCTGGGTATATATCAAACGTATTATACGATTCAACATACAATTCACCCATTCCGTCTTCACCTTCCTCATATCCGTACTGTAACCAACCCTTACCAGTAATTAGGCCATTCTTTACAGCCTTTTTCATAGTAGATTCTAAATCTAACTCGTCATACAAATTTGTTAGGAAGTTTCCTAATACTTGTCGTGTGTCATCACTAATTTCGCCGTAAGGTTCTGCGTCTACGTCCCACTCTGGTCTTTGTCTTAATACAGCGTTTCTAACCGCCCTAACAGTACTTTTAATCAAGTTTACATACATTCCAAGTGGATCACTTGAATCAAACACAATTGTTCCTCTAGTATCATTCCACTTAATATTGTGATAGCCACGATACATAGCGTCGGCAACCAACCAGTCCTTCTCTACAGTTGAAGAACGTGCATTTTTTGATTCGTTGAATTTCTCTTGCTCTAAATGAAGATTTTTTTCGTCCTCAAGTCGATTTGATTCGACCTTTTGTCTATTATCCAAACCTTTCTTTTCTAACTTGGCAGTCTTAGGCATTCTTGGGCATTATTTATTTTGGTACAAATCCGGCATAGCATCAATATCCACGACTTTGTCCCCCACCTTCTCCTCGTCGTCTTCCTTTGGCTTATCTACTATATACTCAAACTCACTTAAATCTTTACTCTTTAACATAATAAGCATCTCTTTGCGTTCCTTGTAGGATAAATAAAGCTGAAAGATTAAAGCTCCTGATAATCCCAACACCGAAACAATTGCAATTATTATTTCCATCTATATATATTATATCATAATTTACTATAGGCTGTCTATTTACAGGCTTATTTCATCACCATTATCTATATCAAATCCGTCTTCGTCAGGAATATAGACCTCACCCTTTGGAATAATAGGCTTGTTATATGCGTCCATATATATTCTTTCACTCCAATCAGGTCTATTCATTGCTACATACCTAATTGGGTCTACTAAGTCGTCGTTTAGCTTATAAACCTCTGGCTTACTGTATTGGGAATCGTCCCTTTTAGGGATAAACTTATAGCCCCCCATTTGTTCGGTAGTTTGTTTACATCTTCTTACAACCTTAAACTTTCCATTTCTTAAATATTGCGTAATTCTGTTTATACCAGCCATTACATCATTTACACCTGGAGTTAGGGGCAGTGGTATCTCCATGATTGTAGGGTCTTGTAATTGGTCGTACATACTCATTCCACTTGTTTGGTCTGTTCCTTTACTTGCAGGATCAATTATCCACTCTTGTATATCTTGTCGTCTTAATCCGTTTCGTTCAAGTATTCCATTAATAAGTTGCTCAATATCTTTAGTCGTTGTGTACTGTTTTTGTTCCTCGTCTATCACGTAAAGATTATGTTCCCTATCTTCTGCCATTAGTACGATTCCTGTTGGGTGTTGCCAACCCACATCAATTCCAATAAAGTATAAAGAATCTTCTGCCCTGTCGTAATTATCGATAAGCATTGATTCATTCCAGTCTGGATATATAAGTCCTGTAAAACTTTCAAAACTAGCTTCGTACTCTTGCCTAAACATTGCTTCGCTCATTGAAGCCCTTGCCATTTCAACTTCTTCTGGGTCAATATACGGATTGTTAATCGTTTTAAAGTTCCATGTTTTATAATTAGGTTTATTCTCTACACTAGGAACAAAGAATGTTTTATATACCCAGTCTTTTCCCTGTGGAGTTGTTGTTACCCATACCGAACCCTTGTAGTCCGTTAAAGAAGGTCTTAAAGTCTCCCATACCCTTTGACCTTGGTTATACATAGACGCTTCGTCTAGCCACGCCCAGTGATATTTTCTACCTCGACCTATCCTGTCAGGGTCTGCGTATCTGAATACAATTTCAGAACCATTAATTAAAGTTAATCGCATTTCTGACTTATTCCATTCTCTTATACTTGAATCAGGTATCCAATCCATTACCATTTTCACGTTCACGTCGTTTAAATCTTGATACGTTGGAGCAACTATAATTCCACTGGTTGGCATACCCAATTTCTTTGGCATTTGGTCGGCCCAGTACAAGCCCTCTATTGTCCCCGCAATTGACTTTCCAGCCCTACGACCAGCAATGATTGTCCTGTACCTTGCGGTGCTTTTATGAAACTCATTCTGGTATTTGTGTGGTTTATAACTTTTTTGTATTTTTTTTAGCCTTTATATTATCTACTTCACTATGCAAACACGAATTGCATATTAAAAACGAACCCTCGTTAATTTCTATTTCAAACAGTTCAGTAAATTCCTTTCCCTGTCTACAGTTTATACATTGATTCAAAGCCACAACCTTCTCTAACGGTTCTTGAAGTAGTCCATACGCTGGACACTCTGGTAATGTGCAATAACTATACAACCCAAGCCACTTGGACTTCATTTGGTTTAAACAATAATTACATGTTCTCACTGAACGTAATGTACTAAACTTATATATTATATTCACTAGACTTGGTTCACATACTTCACATCTGAATTAAGAGTAACCCTACCCGACACCCAAGTACCACAATCCTTACACTGATACCTTTTCCTTTTGCCTACGTTGGAGAATGTATATCCACCCTTTCGGAAGTTCTCCCCGTTACACTTTGGGCAAGTGTCGGGCATATCATTTAATAGTGCCATGTTAGGATGTGACTTCATCCACGGTCTTAATCTTAGATAAAGCTTTTCTTCTAGTTCAACGTCTATCTTGTTATAATCCTTCATCATCTTCCACGCCTTCTTTTCACCCATTAATACCTTCCTCCACATAGCCCAACCTTCGTGTTCCATTTTATGACCAAACCCAAACTGTCCACATAAATCGTCTAATTTATTTCTACTAAATCTTCCAATCCTTTTTGCTTCCTTTTTGGTGTCAATCTGTTTGTATGGTGCAGGCGGATTCATACCATGTACTATCATTCTTGAGTTAGCAGTCTTTTGATCAAAACTATCTCCATTATGTGCCACCACTATATCCGCTTCTTCAAACAACTCATGTATCTTTTTTACCACCTGTTTATCGTTTAATACCCCAGGTTTATATCCTTTAAAATCGTCTTGACCAATCACCCTTACATTCTTGTCTCCTAACCACTTATACGCAAAGCATAGTATTGTAGGCTCTTGTATAATCTCAAGGGCGTTGCTTTCGTATGCACCCCAGTTGTAGCTTATCATTGGACTTGTTTCTATATCCCAAATCAGCGTTTTTGCTTCCCCCTCCATTGTTTTAGGCAGTTAAAATAAACTACTCTCCGTACACTCTGTAAAAATCTACCGTCTCTTTAATAACTTCGTTCAAATCTCTATATTCAATTGGGAATGGATTCTCAGCAACTACTGTTGAACCTGGTGTTTCTCCATCTCTCATAGGTACTTCGACAATTTCACTCTTTGAATCACACGCTTTAATAATCATTTGTGCAATCTCAAATACCGTTGGTGCTAGTCCTGTACCAGCTTCTACTTTAGTAGCAGGAGCAGTCTTGCCACTAGCGATATTCTCTAAATGGCTTACTAATACCTTAGCTACATCTCCAGCATAAATCATGTCCATCTTTGAGCAATTATCTCTACCACCGTATACAGTAATAGGTTCATCTTTTAATGCTTGAGTAATGAATGTAGCCATAATCTTACCCGTATTCTTTACTTTCTGTCGTGGTCCTACGGCGTTTAATGCCCTTACAACACCACCTCTAACTCCTCTATACTTTGAATACTTCATGACTTCCCGTTCTGCAGCCATTTTAGTGTTTGAGTAATTGTTATGTTCAAAAAAATTACCTACTGATATATAAACCATAGGAACATCAAAAGTCTCACAAGCGTCTAAGGTATTTAAAATACCAAGCACATTGTTCTCATACCATGGCCAAACGTCTTCTGTATGCTTAGTACCTAGAATTGCTGCTAAGTGAATTACACCGTCTACCTGCTCTACTAATTTATGAGCCAGAGCCTTATCCCTAACGTCTCCTAAATAAATTTCATCAGGGATTTCTCTTTTAGTTAATCCTTTGACCGTTCTCATACTTCTTTGTAGCCCTACTACATAGTATCCTCGATCGTGTAGTTCTCCTACAACATAACTAGGAATGAAGCCATTTGTTCCCGAAACTAAGCATTTCTTCATTTTAAATAAAATTATAATTTAAATAACTTTGTAGCCAATCCCCAATTATTTTTCAAATCATATTGACGATGGCACTTGTAACATAATATCCACCAAGATTCTTTACTTCTAGTGTATGACCAATCTTTACTTGCTAGGTTTAGTAATATCCTTAAACACTTTTCACGTCCCGCTGGAGTTACTACTATTACTTTTGTTCCGTTAATCATAATCCGTTATAATAACCCTTACTTAATTCGTCCTTACTTAATCTGTCGTATCTCTTTAACAAATCTGTGTTCTGGAATATATGTGGCTTCTGGTGTGGTGAAAACGTAAAATGAGAAACGAAGGCGTCAGGACAAATGATATTACTTCTACCAGTCACAAGTGGTATCTTTTCAGTTAGCCATATTTCCTCGTCTAAATCCTCAAACTTACCATCAAACTGTGCATAATCACTCCCAAAGATTGCAAAATTACTTATACTGAATCTGCTAGCATCTGTTAGTAAATATCCATCACCATTCCAACTTACCCTTTTATCCTCTGTATCATCAACACCACCCTTAAAAAACAAATCCTTAACAGTTCCCCCTTTAATTTTTCCAAGTAATACCTCATGTAAGTATTCAGCAAACTCTCCACTACCCCATCCAACATCATCCATACACCACGTAGTGCAAGCTCCATAATCAAACATAATATTACCCTCCTGCTGGTGTAGGAAACTAATAATTGCGTTATTCCAAATGTTACCAAAAACCGCCCAATACTCTGGGTGTTCTAATCTAAACCTAACAATATTCTTAAAGAAGTCATCCTCTATATAAACAATATCATCATCAAACCTAATGTAGATGGTGTCGGGATCAACACAATACTCAAAGAATCTCCCTGTATTCCATTGTAACGGCCCATAATCACTTCTTGCCCTATCCTCTGGTGTGTTCTCGCCCTTATGATAGAACTTGTATCCTTCTGGTAATTGGTAAACTTTAAATAACGAATCCCTTTTTGCTAAATCGTGTATATAATCAATATCAGATTCAACGTCTGTATTTTGCCACAACATAACCTCATCAATCACATCTCTATGCTTCTGGAAATATCGTACTAAAATGGAAAGTGTTTGTCGCCTGCCCGCTGCTACGAATGGTTTAATCTTGTATCCCTCTATCATTAATAGATTTATAAACTGATTTCCCCACCTTATGGATATAGATTACCATTAAACCCTATAGGTTGTCAATTATATATAGTCTGTTATTTAATACCTAACGGTTGCCTGAAGACCGAAACTCACTCCCTACTAATAGGAAGTTTGAATAGTTCACAAAGGCGTGATTATATAACCAAGTAAATGGTGTGTGATTCAAAACATGTTTATTGTCACAGTGTAGCTACCACTGGGCGGATTCCTCATCCGTGCTTTCCGTTCATAGTCTATACCTAACGTATAGCCGTCAGACCGTTTGTAACCCTCCCTTGCCTTCTATGGCACGTTACGATCCTATTCCAAGGTGTACTGTGTTACCCGTACATATACCATAACTACTCCAGAATTAACTGGTAATCCCCCTCGGTCATACCAACCAACTCTCTAATTCAAAACAATAAGGTGCACCCATATTGTAAACATGTCCTTGATTCAACACCAAGATACAATATATTATACCATAAAGACTATAGGCCGTCTAATTCTCTTTAATCTGGACGCTGATTAGCCCCGTACTTCCTCACTGTCAACGGTATTTGCGTAACTACAGGCTAGGCGGTCTTATATACGTAACTCAACCACCGCTTTTTCATCAGACCAGCGTTGTGAGTGATTTGCTGTCGCCCAGATTGAAAAGAACTACTCAATATTAATAAATAAAAGAACAATAAACACTAACCAGAAGTTCCAACCAAATAACAAACAGATCAACAAAGCAATTAGTATCTTTGGTACTAAAGCCACAAACAAAACTATTAAGCTAACTATTATTTCCATCTTTAAAGTCCCCTACAAATATTCCTGCTTCAATCCTTTCTCCTTTACTTGTAACATCAACGTTCGCCGTTGGGCTCATTTCGTCCCTTTCTTTTCTCTCTAACCACCATTTACTTGTATTCTCGTCACCACTATCAATCTTTGCAACTAGGTTAGTTCTTGCTATTGTGTTTACTTCGTTTTGCCATGCAGTTACTTTTAATAGAAGCTCAGGATCATTCTTTAACCATTCAGTTACTGTTGGCTGTGGTATTCCTGCGTACTGACAAGCCTTCGTTGATGAGTAACCTAACTTATAATAAGGCTTTAATACTTCCATGACTTTTTCTCTATCCCAAGGTATTCCCTGTGCCATTATTGTATTGCTAATATATTCTTGTATTCTATAACTAAATAGTCTTCTATCGTTCCGCTATCAGATGAGTAATAAATTACATCACCCTCTTTTATATCTGTAATATCACTTGAAACAAATACCACTTTAGCTATCTTATCTTCTTTGTCGTCTGGAATGTATAGCCCCGTTTTAGAAACTTCTTTTGCCTCCCTTACTTCCTTTACTGCCAACACTCTTTCACCCAATACTCTAATTGTCTGCATTAGCCTTGATCCTTTCAAGTAACTTATTAAGATTATCAACCATTAACTCAAATTGGTCTAATGTTAATGTGTAATCCGAATACTCAATGTCTTTTCTCTCTGTTAGTGCGAGTATGTATTCGCCAGCCTGAATAGTTACTTCTTCCACTGCTGGAATATCCGATACCTCTACCAATTCAACATCAACTGTAACCCCACCTTTGCTACTTGAGTAGCTTCCTATCATGTATATATTATATCATAATTTAAATAACTTTAATACCTACTTACCAATTAACCCCTTATACTTTAACCTGTATTTGTCCGCTATTTCTATTAAATCCACCCTTGACAGTTTAAAAATCTGCTGGCTTAATATTGTCTTTGTTGTAAATTCCTCTAATCCGTATCTTTGTATATACCAAATATGATATTTTGCGTAATTACCCCCAAGTCCTCCGTACCCAACGGATTTATTACAATGACTGCATTGAATGTTTACCAATCGTTCATCAAAGAGGATTGAATCGTGCCTTCCGTCTATACAATGACCCGCTTGAAGCTGTTTGAATGGACAATATTGACCACAGGTAACACAACACCCGCCATCTAGGCTTCCTGTTTGTTCTAGGCAGTCTCTAGCCCTTATAAATAGACTAAACCACCTCCACGCAGTCTTATTGATATTTGTTTTCTTTCGAGTTTTCTTTTTGGGCAGTTTACTCATTTATTTTTGGGCTTATTTTAATACAACATTACACCCCATAGACTTACACTGTCAATTATTTATGATCACACCTTTCACAATACACCTTTCTAGTGTCCCAACGGGTTAATTTACCACCACACTTCTTACATATTTCTTGCTTGCTAGACCACCTTACTATCGAAATTACTAGAATTATATATAAGGTTATTGGTATACAAATCATTTAAGTAGTTTTTCTATTTTACTTAAAATGCTAGAAAGTTTATTAAACATTTTTTCCTGATTAGCAAAATCCATTCTAGCAGTATTAGTTAAATCGGATTTTATCCTATGACTTATCATTTCTAACTCCTCCTTTGTAAACTCCTGTGTAGTTTCTTGTTTACATTTATGTCCTTTGTTTCCACAAAACTGCTCCCCACATGCTACACATGCCGTGTCATATATCTCCTCTGTAACACCTATTGTAGTTTCTTGTTTCATTTCCAAAACCACTTTATTTATTAGTTTTTTTATCTTACTCTTTAATTCTATACTTGCACCGTCAATATCAAGAAGTTGGTGTATATATATCAATTCCGTTTCAGTTAAATCCTCTCCCTCTACTTCTTCTTTCTTTTCTGGTGAGGATAATTTGTTTACTCGGTCTATAACTTCATTAAGTTTATTTGCAATATCCATAAAATCCGACTGTATTGCCCCATTCGGCATATGTAAAAACCCTAACTTTTTTATTGCTTCAAATCTAGTTTTCATTACTCTGTTCCTTTTGCTTTAATTTATCGTTTATGGGTAGTTCTGCCATTTTCAATACTTGAACAACCACATCAAAATATTCAGAACCATAACTCCTGTACTTTTTATTGCGAACATAACTTGACTGAAGCACCAAGTTGTCTAATAATTCTAGCAACTTCTTAAAGTCTCCAGTAGCAAATGTCTTTTTATCACTCCACCATATTTGCAACTCCATCGTATTCGCACTATGCGTTGCCAATTCGTTTGCTAATTTCCATACACCCTCTAACTTTTTCATTTCTTTAGTTATACTGAATTAAATTAAAAGTCCTTATTAATTATCTGAAAGATTGATATATGTTCGACCTCATTCTCATTGAAACCATCACAATCTCTTTTAAATCGTTCCATAGCTATTTCTAAAGCGGACTTATACGAATTTGCGTAAAACCTCAAAGATAATCTCCTATTATCAAAAAATTCAGCTACCACCTCAAAAACCATTACCACTTTCTTACTCTTTCCCATTATCTTTATACTTCAATTTAGATAACATTTCCTCTATAATTTCTCTTCTTACAAGTTCTGGATATATGTGCCTTCCACTAAGAATATTTGTACTATCGTTAATTCTTAACACCTCTTCAAGGGTACGCTTACGCTCTTCTAACCTAATCTCATCAAGTATACTTCGGAGTTCAACTATACTGTAAATTATTGTAGGCTCGCCTATTCTTTCAACTATTGAAAAACAGTTTTCTACTTTCTTTTCTACTATTTCTAAAGAGGAAAAGCCCTCGCCTTTTATATGCTCGTATTTACAGACCGCAGTTCCACCAAACCCGCTTTTCGCATTTGATAATGAAGGCCATTTTGTGTCTTTTCTCATTTCTTTGCAAACTTTTCTAACTTAATTACGTACTCTTTTAGTTCTTCTAATTCCTGTTTTAGATTGATATTTTTCTTTACAACATCTCTGTACGAGTTCTTCATTGCGATTAGATCCTTTTCTATTCTTTCTTTGCTTCTATCCACAACAGCCTTTTTACATTTAGTACAAATTAAAACCTGCTCTCCATTTAGTACACCACCTTTAATTATTTCAGAATAACAGCAAGTACTTTTCATTTCTTACTCCTTTTGCTTGGTTAAATTAAGCAACTGTCTTACTAAGTTAAACACTACATCGGGAACTAAATCCTCAACGGCACTTCCTTCAAAACAATTTGTTTCCTCATAAAGATACCTAGAAATTGCTTCGTGTAGGCTTTTGCCTTCTCCATAATAAAGTTGTCCAACCTGTATATTCTCCCCTACTAAAACACACCAGGTATCTCCATCTTTAAAAAGCGAAGTTCCTTTTCTAATCTCTAAAGTATCCGTATTAGTAAATTGAGGTCCTTGTAATACCTTACATTTGGGGCAATCGTAAAGGGCTTTAGTTCCACTTCCAATTGTATTTATAATCCTACCCCCACACTTTTTACAAATATACTTCTTCATTTCTTTAGTTATACTGCATTAAATTAAACTACTTGCTTTTTATTTAGTTTAAACATTTTATATACCCAACTCTCACCTAGCGGACTTTTATATATAATTATCTTAGGTCTTTTCAGGTTGTGAACCCTTTTATCAAGCATTTCCCTAAATCTTTTTCCATCTTTTGTTTCTGAAAAAATGGTTTCATCTAATTCGTCAAATACCCTTAGTTTTATTTCTTTACTCTTTCCCATTATCTTTATACTAAAATTATGTAGTTTGTTTTCTCTTTATGTTTTTTGGAAGAAATCTACTGACAGCTAACTTCCCACTCTTTTGTTTAAAAGCCCATTTATGAAGTTTATCGTTTCTCCTTTTTGCTATCTTTGTCGCCTTATTGTTTTTCATTATCTTTATACTTCAATTTAGATAGTTCTAAAACATATTTATTGTTTTTGTTTTCTTTTTCGGCAAACTCTATTGCCCTAGAAAGTGCTGTTCTATCATCTCTGCCTTTACCTAACGATGAACAGGCATCATCAAACCCATTCTTATATCCTCTTTCTAAATCATTTTCATAATACTGTATCACCTCTTCAAGGGTACGCTTACGCTCTAGAAGTCTAATTTCGTCTATTCCGTCATACAAATCCATAATATGACCTACTATTCTATTAAATCCCTCTGTACTCATTTCTTTGGCATTAACCTCGTACTCTCCTTGTAAGGCTATTAATATAGGTGCGATTTTCTTTTCTATTTCTTTGTTAGTATCTCTTGACATAGGGGTTAGTTAGTTAATTTGTTCTTTTAATTTCCATCCGTGATTCTTTATTAAATCAGCCCTTTCTTTCAATATGGTAACCGCCTTCTCTAATGATATTTCTACCCACTTATCACCATCCTGCATTTCAATCTTATAATTTTCGGGGTCTTGGTATACCCTATAAAACCCTATCATATAAGAGAACTCCGTAGGAATTGTATATTGCATAGCATCTTTCACAAACAAGTCTGTCACTTTAAATATAGGCCCTTTTACTTCCTTTTCTTTCTTATCCATAGTTATTTTACTAAAGTTAATTTAGAAACATCTTAACCGCTTTAGTTAGGCACTTCTTGCATATATAGGCGGTGTAACTTTCGTAATCCTGTGGTTCTCCTAGAACAATGACATCACCGACCTTCTCGCCACACTCGCTACAATCCAGACTTGTCCAACTATCGTTACCAATAATGTCTGCAATCTCTTTTGGCGTACCTACGCCTTTTAGCTTTTGAAGTTTATGTAAAATTCCTCTTTTTTCGTTTTTTCCGTATTGCCTTATCCACTCATTTACAATACCTTTGCATTTACTTTGCTCTGTCAGTATTTTCATAGTTATTTGACTAAAGTTTGTTAACCATATTTTTAAAGTCATCAAGTTGATTTCTCATTAACTCTATAATCATCTTTACGGCTTCCTCACCCTGTTTAGTTAATTGTAGATTATCACCAGTACCGTCACCATCATCACTAATATCTTCAACTAAACTCCACAATCCCCATTCCGCAAACTTATCTTTAAATTCTTGTAATTCCATTTCTATTTATTACTTAATTAAAATACTACTTAAATAATTCTTTAAATAATTCGGTTGCTTTTTCGGTCGCCCTCTCTTTAGTGTTATATTCCCCAACTCTTAGAGCGTTTCCACCGATAGTTTTAATCACCACATAATAATAAGGAACCTGTCCCTCACCCTTTTCTACGTCTATTACCTCAATACTTGATACTCTAATCATAGGTGGCGTTGTGTTATACGAAGTATATACATACCACTCTTGTTTTTTGTTTCCCATATAAATATAAAATAAAATTAAAATACTACTTAAATACGAAACCTTCCTCCACGACCTGCCTTTACCTTCTCGTACGATACATTTATACCCCTTGTTCTTAGTAGATTCTTTAGGCTCCTATTAAACCTAATCTCTAAAAGTACGTTTTTTATCCAATTAAACAATTTACTCATAATATAACTCTACTCAAATACAAAATTACTGGTATGAATAACTCGCCTTCGTGTGCCACGAGTTTCCGACATTTAGTTGGCTCTGGGTTACCTAGTAGGTAGAGATTTTATCTCTTTATATTGGTACTAAACCCTTAGAAGAGGTTCCGCTTCACCCTAGTTTAGACCTCCACTCTTATCAAGGAGCTTCGCCAGTTGATATGCCTTCTTACACTCTTTTCGGTACATACCAGTAATTCTATATTCAAATTGTTAATGTACTACTCAACCCTATCACCACCCAATAATCTAACACTAGAGCCTCTCCTTCGTTTTGTCCCCTTATCGCTTCTAATCTTTCTAGTCCTCTTTGTTATAACTCCACTATTCGTTTTCAAATTTCCAAACAACACTCTATTAAATAAACTTGCAAACCATAATCTCTGTCCCATCATTAGTAAATCAAACCTTCTCATAATCATTCTAAATCCAAATACCTTTGCTGTATCTATTCTTTCAGTTGTTACCCCTTTAATCTTCATTTGGTTTAACTTCTTGTTGTACTCGTACTTTTGGTTTGAGTACTCCCTAATCTTTCCTAAGTACTGTTTTAGTGATTTTGTATTCATTATTTTGCTAAGTTTCTACATTGATTTAAAGTTAATCCTTGAGACTGCATACAAGCCTTTGTACCCTTTTCAAAATTGATCGTGTATAGCGTCTGTACTGTGTAAAGAAACAACCAAATAAACGCTATTGCTACAAACCACACCAAAAACTTAACCATTGCATTATTCATTTTCTCAAACTCTCGTCTTGTCATTTTTGTTATTTAATTAGCTTAACATTTACAGATTACCAAACTAATCTACAGATTGCAATATCTTGCCCCGACCTATAATATTATTTTTAATTGCATACACCCTTTGTGTAGAAATACCTAGTCTTTCAGCCATTTCCCTATACGTTAATCCTTGTTGTTTTAGTGAAAGTACCTCTAGCTCTCTTTTAGTTAAAGCAACGTCAAGTCTTTTTGGTGCTACGTAGTACTTGCCAATATGTTTCTTTGTGTCTGGATATATTACTTTTAATCTTCTCATTTCTTTGCAAACTTCTCTAACTTAATTACATACTCTTTTAATTGTTCCAACTCTTGTTTTAGTATTACGTTTTTCTTTACAACGTCCCTGTACGAGTTCTTCATAGCGATTAGATCCTTTTCAACTCTTTCTTTGCTTCTATCAACAACAGCCTTTTTACATTTAGTACAGATTAGTACCTGTTCTCCGTTTAGTACACCACCTTTAATTATTTCAGAATAACAACAACTGCTTTTCATCTCTTATTCCTTTTGCTTGGTTAAATTAAAGTTCTCTTATACATAGCATAATCGAATACCATCTGTTTAATTTCTTCTGTAGACAGTTGCACTTCTGCAATGGCTGTTACATATTGAGAGGCTAGTAAATGCTTATTCCTACAACTAATAGCTCTCAAAATTTCTTTCTTCCAACATAAGTTCAACAAAGCTCTTTTATCTAGGTATTTATTCCTTTGAGGCTCTCTAATAACGGAAACTTTATTTTCCTCTATGAGAATAATACCCCATCTTTCGGTTACAATATTTGCAACCTTTTCCACATACTTCTTTGTAGTAACTATATAGCAAAAATCACAAACCTTATCATAAGACCAAGACTGTCTTTCAAGCCTGTTGGTAGTGTCTTTATCGGATTTAATCTCAAATCCATATATAGTGTTTGTATCCTTATTAAAGGCAGTCAAATCAAGTCTAGTTGTTCCTGTTGGCATTTCTTCCCTTATATTTGTAGGATTAAAAACCTCTTTTATCCATTCAATTAGTATTTTCCTAATGTCCTTATCCTTCATTTCTTTAGTTATACTGCATTAAATTAAACCTCTTGCTCTTTTATTAATTTTGTATAAAAACTCTTTTGCAATATAATGTACCCTGTATGGTCATTATCCATAGTAAAAGGTAATATCATTGCGTTCCTATTTTCAAACTTTATAACTTCTTCAAACTCCACCTTTTCTGCCAAATCTTTTCCTAATCCTAATTTTATATTATGTAATAGGTCTGCAAGAGTTATATACATTTTCTCTGGTTTCTTACCTATCCTTATTTTTGTTTCTATTGTTTTGTCCATATAAATAAATAATTAAATTAAATCTAAACCTCTTTCAATATCGTTAAACTTCTTCAACCAACCTTTACCCACTAACTGCTCCACATAATACTGTGCAGTACTCAACTTTTTATTCCCAATAAAGACAGCAATTTCCCTCAATGTCGGTGCATAGTGTCTTTCAAAAATATAACCCTCTATATATTCAAATGCCCTTCTTTGCTTCATAGTTAAAGGTTTCTTACTCTTTCCCATTATCTTTATACTTCAATTTAGATAACATATCCTCTATAATTTCCCTTCTTACAAGTTCTGGATATATGTGATTTCCACTAAGAATATTTGTACTATCATTAACTCTTAACACCTCTTCAAGGGTACGCTTACGCTCTAAAAGTTTGATTTCATTAAATAATTCTATTATCTTTTGATGAATAGGGTAAACTCCCCTGTCTTTATTAACGGCATCTCTATAATCATCAAGCAATTTGTCCAACTGTTCTATTTCTTTGTTAGTATCTCTTGACATAATTATTCTACTTCTTGTTTAGCTTAATCTTTTCTATTTTACTGTTTATCCTTTTAGCGGTTTTCTTCATTTCTTTCTCATCTCCGTAGTAAGTAATCTCCCATATAAAGTGAGCAAGAATATCTCTCGTGAGATGGTTTTCCAATGTCTTATCCTCTATGGGAATACTTGCAACTTCTATCCAATCCCTAAAAGACAATGAATATTGGTTAGTAGATATACCATAAAACTCATCTTTACTTGTCCAATTTGTATCTCTACCCGACACATACAGGGTTAATACTTCATCTGGATTTTTCAATTCAACAGGTTTCCATTCTTTAATCTTTAGAAACAAGTCTTTATAGTTATTTTTATCTTCTGGATAAAAGTACCTAATAGCCCTTTTTACCTCGCCCCATTTATTTAGTTTAGCAATATCTATAATATTTTCTATTTCTCTTTTTTCTTTCTTATCCATAGTTATTTGACTAAAGTTAAACCTTATTTCGGTATCTATCGAACACCCTTTCTACGCTCTCTTGGTCTGGGGTTAGCCAACCTGCCGCCATAGAGTCTGAGTAAGCCTCCCATATATCGTGTACTTGAAAGACGGTAAAACCTTTAGTTTCTTCTGGGAACTCATTCATTAAACTATTTGCTTCTTCTAAATGATAATAATTCATAATTATTTCTATTTACTACTTAATTAAAATAACTAACTTAATTTATCTTTTACCCAATTTATAAACTTCTCCATATAATCCTTATAAAACACCATTGCTTCTTCTTCGGTTGGTTTTCTGTTTAACTGTTGTTGCTGTAAAACATAGATAACACCCTTTAATCTTTTAGATGGTGATTTAAACTCAGTAAACCCATCATTTTCAGGCATATCCTTTAATAACTTGTCCATATCAACATTAATACTTTCAGGATTTGATTCTTCAGTAATAACAACTAAAGCAAGGTTACCCCTGTTGCGATCAATTTCCGCTATTTCCTCACTGCTTAACTCTACCAAAGTATCTAAAGTCAAAGAAACAGAATTATCACTTCTCCTGGAGTATCTTTTTAATTCTAAAGTAAGTGTTTTCATTACTGTAATTCTGCTAAGTATTTATTAACATCTACGAACCTAATCTTATCAAAACTTTCCAACCCCTTTTTCTCTAGCCATTGGTCAGGTAGCATCTTCTGAGTTACAAGTCTTTCAATTAAAGCCACTTGCTTTTCTGTAGCGTAAACATAAGTGCCTGGTGGGTTCTCACTCCCTTTTGATATTCCAATCGATTCTGGGGTGCTTGTAGCCCGTTTAGAGGCCTCTTTCTTCCTATTCATTGCACCCTCTCCGTCATCATCAGTCGCCATCATTCCTAACATACTTTGTAATCCGTATCTTCTGGCATAAGTAATGGCACTTCCTTGAGCCTGTGGATCGTTTGGTTTAGCATTTACTATCCTTGTTTTACCCATAAACCATTCTCCGCTTTCGTGCATTAAAATAGTTTGTACAAAATCTCCCATTACTGGCTGTAATATAGAAATTCCACTACCATTTAAGGCTTCAACACACGCCTCTAAAATAGAATTGATATCTGCATAGCTACTGTGAAAGAATGGATTTGCACTATCCTTTGAGGCAACTTTCATTTCTTTCTGTGCCTGTAGCATAGCCGTAGCAATGTTCTTTATTTCCCTACTTGTTCTCATACTTTTTAAACCTAAATTTAAATGTTTTATATACTAATCCATACCAACAGAGCAATATCATTACTCCGCAAGCAGGAATCAATATACAAATTGAAAGCGGGGCTGGAATCCCGAACAGTTTACTCTAACAGTCGTTGCTAAGGATTTGAACCTTATACAAACGAAAGATACCATATCTTGTTTTCCCTTAAACTACTTTCGCCTCAAAGAGCAACTACATATTACCACATCACCAATACCACACAAGACCTATAAAGATTTAATTAAAATCATAAGGTTCAACGTCTAAATTATGTCTTACCCAACCTAGTAACATTTCTTTTCTTTCCTCTCTAGTAGTTCTAGCAAAGAAAGGAATTCCCATATATTTATAATCTCGTTCTGGTTCAGTTATACTGTAAACAAATATCCCTTCTTCGCTTCTCTTAATTGAACCAGTTAATTTCTCTAATAGTTCATTCCAACCTTTTGATTCTTCAAAGCTAACAATCTCGGTATCCTTAACTATATTTCTTCTTACTACTGTGAATAAAGCCATATTTTTATTAATTAATTTATGTTAATTACATAGTATCAAATATTTTATATATTACAATAGCAATTTGGGCCTATAACAATATTCTAAGATTTCTTCTCTTGCTTCTTCCCAATATACTCTCTTTGCCCATTCTCAAGGCTTAATTCGTTGGAAATATCTATATAACTAATCCAACCCAAAACGTTTGTATAATATTCTTCTCCCGTTTCATCACCCATTTTAACCCTTGCCTTTATTTGATTGTCTAATAAATTCCTAACTATCTTTACACAGTCCTTTATTCCTTGCTCGTACATTTCGTTTGGCTTGGTTTTTCCATATAGATCACGGTGAGCCGAGTTTATACAGTCCTTGCATTTAGACAGGTACTTTCCCCTTTTATTCTTCATGAACCTATTCTCGTTCTTTTCTTGTTTACAAAATTTGCAGGTTATCATAAGTTTGACCAGTCTGAACTAAATTTATTACTTTTACCCTTTTCTGAGGCTATCTTTAAGCCATAATTATCAATCTGCTGTATATTTTCTCTCATATACTTCAAAATCACGTTTGTTTTCAAGCTTTTAATTTGCCCTGAAACTTGCTCAAAGACTAATCTATAAAGCGACCATAGTTTAAAAGGCTCTTTTTGTATTCCCGACCTTACAAGTCTTCCATTCAAGTAAAAGAAATCACCATCTTTAACCAACACTCCCTGTCCAATCAAGTACATAAGATTACCATTTGTTAGCAATCCGACATCTGTTTTGTATAACATATTACTTTTTATTTAATTTAGATAAATCACCTTCATTTGCAATCCATAACTTCAAATTCTCATACACTTTATACCAACTTCTAGGATAAAACCCTTTGGATAGATTAGTCTGGTGGTATTGATCAAACCAATCTTTGGCGTTATCCCATTTGTTTTCTTTAAGCCATAACCTCTTTTCATGTCGGCTTAATAACTTTAACATGTTTGAAACTACCATTCTAGATTTATAATCCTCTGGAAGTTTTATATCAAGCAGCGAGTTTATTTTCTCAATGAATTTATTAATATCAACATTTCCGTACTTCGTACTATTATCTTTAGATAATATATTATTTATATTATTCTTATTTGTTTGTAGTTTTATCCGAGTCTGACGCCCTGTTTTGTCCGAGTCGAAATTATGTTGTTCTATAAACCTTATTTGACCACCCCCCGCTTTAACCCTTCTTTTTGCTACTATTAACCCCACTTTTATAAGCGTTGAAACTGACCTGCCTGCCGTATCACCAGAACAACCAACAACACTTCCGAGCTGTTCGTTAGTAAAGTAGAATCTATCTGAGGAGTTTGTGGTGTAAAATCTAATAAAACCATATAGGATTGTTTCAATATGTGTAAGGCCGTACTTATCCATAATGTCTTTTCTAAATGGAATAAATTCTGGTGAAAATACTTTCTTAGAGTTAGATTTAGCAATTAGTATATCTTCCTGTTCCTCTGGTGAAAAGCTTGACGCAAAGACCGTGTCAGTCATTCCATCATGTTGAGTGGTAATTGAAATATCTTGTTTAATCTCCATAAGCTTGAGCATAAACTTATAAGAACCACCCCTGCGTATAGGTGGGAGCAGGGGCAGTTCAACAGTCACTCTTTTTCCTATACACTTCTAATGTACACCCCTTTAATTACCCTATCAAGTGTAAAACAGCACCATTTCTTTATAGGCCATTTAACTTTTTAAAAAAGCTGTTATACTAAGCTAAATATATAACCAATAACATTATGATTACAAGAATTAAAACAAATAAATACGCAATGCACCGACTACTAGGACTAATCTCAATAAGAGAATCAATTTTAAATGATAAACAACTAATCGGTTACAAATTTATAAAACTAAACCCAAAAACAAAAAAGGAGTTTGGTGGAGAAATTGACACCGTAGATTTGAGTATAATTACAATTATTAATCAATTGGACATCTAATACCTTTTTACTATTAATTCTTACTGTAGGGCGTTTCGGGGGCGTTTAAAGTCGTGTATGGTACATATGGTGGGGCCTTAATACTCCTGCTTACTAATATCAATATAATCAGATATTTCTACTCCGTAGTACTCAAACATTCTGTTAATTTCTTGTCTATCCTCAAAGCTAACGGGTCTATAACCGTTTAATCCCTGAAACCACATTCCATTTGCCAGCATTTTAATTGAAGCCATAGCCCAATGTTCGTTTTCTCCGCTTTCACCCCTCCATATATTTGTGAGTATTTTTAGGTGTGTTTCCAAATGGTGTATTTTACATTCCGTTTGCCCGTTACTCTCGCTGTTATAATACGGGTTTTTCTTATTATGATCTTTATGACTTGCGTCTATGTGCCAACCATCAAACTGCGACCTACCGCACCTACAAGTATGATTATCTCTCTCTTTTATCTGATTAGCAATTCCATTTGAAAAGGCTTCAACATGATTAACTCGTTCTTGTAATTCTGGAATAGGCATTCCACCAACTGTTTGTCTAGCATCAAATAAGCCACCTAGAAATGGAATCATAGTATTACATAATAAAATTATTTACTTATCAGTACCTTCTACAAACTTTGCAATTGCAAATAGTAGAGCGTTAATAATCATAACCACTAACCCTGAGTACTCTTTGGCAAGCTCTAAGCTACCTAAATACTTTGAGAATTCAATTAAGGTGTAAGTTGCTACCCCTGAAATTAAAATCCATCTAAAAGCCCCCCATAGCTTTGATGTCATAAATGACAATCTACTCTGTAATTCCATACTTTTAATTAATTAAATAAAATATATAACCAAGTATAACCGAAATAATAGTAAATACAGTTCCAAGAACAATTAAGAATATTCCAATCATTCCTAAACTTGCTATTACAGTTCCAATCATACTTAGTACCCTCTTTTTTATACCCGAAATATCAATTTCAGTTATTTTTAAAATTTATTTACCTAATATAAGCTTCTGTATATCGTATGGAAGGTTAAACCTTTTCATAAACGCGTGTGTGTGATGATAAACCAACTCCGTTACTGGTCTTCCTGCTTTAACTACTTGACCTACTCTTACCCCACTAACCAATTTATTATGGACCAATGTTAGTTTCCACCTTGAAACTCCAAATAACTTAACTCCAAAGCCAAGTACCACATATTTTTGAACCCCACTAGCGTAAACTCCCTCCACTCTAACATCAAAGTCAAAAGTGTTTTTATCGCCTACGTTTCCCGAAATATCAACCGCCATTTGTTTCTTTATATTTACTCCTAAGTAACTGGTATCTTGATGAGAACCATCAAACTTTTTAGTAAATCCCTTGGGTGCGGTTGCGTTTTTAAACTTGTCCAGTGTTGTTCCCCAGTACTGACCAAGCCTGTTTATATAATAAATACCGTTCTTGTCTTGAGTAACCCTAGCCTTAGTCCAATCAATTTTATTTGTAAAAAACTTCATATACTTATTATACTACTTTATAAAAACTAAAGAAACCAACGCCCCTATAAAAGCAACTAATATTATTCCAACAAAACTAAATACCAATACCCTTACTGTTTCAAATTCCTTTTTAGAAACCTTCTGTCTAACGGAACCCTTCACTTCTTCTAGTTCTCGCCTACTAACCGAGTTATTCCGTAGGTCCTTAACGTCAGATTTAATTTCTGAAACGTCTGAGGTTATCGAGTCAAGTTTTGCATTTATCACGGCTATATCTTTATCCATTTCATGTTATTGTGTAACTATTCCAACATTTCTACTTCCCGAAGCGTAAATATTCATTGCTTCTTTAAAGGATCTTAATTTTTGAGCTGCTATATTCTTTTCGTCTGTTGGTTCTGGAATTAATCCCCTGATTCTCTCGTATTCAGAGGGTGGTACATTTGCACCTGATAATGCAGATATTGCACTACCTCTTGCAGCGTCTAATGCTGAATAGTATGCGGTTTGTGTGTCTGATTGTGTACCCAAGAACCTACCAATTGAAGAACCTGCGGAAGCTAATTTTCCGGTCTGTGCTGTTCCACTATCTAATAATTGTAACGCTTTGTCTGCCATTTGGCCTGCGGAATTAAACATGGCCTGTTTTTCTGTTAGTTTCTGATTATCTGCACCACCTCCATACTGTTTTTGTAATTCACCAGCTAATGATAATAATTCACTCTCAGATGCGTTAGGGAATATCTGTTGTGCCATGCCTAATGCTGAAACAAAGTCCAATCCTTGTTCTTGTGATTGTTCTACTGGGGATAACTCTTGTTGTAACCGTTGATTGTCTTGCGAAGGTTTAATAGTAACCAACCCCTTTAAAATATTTCCTAATGCTTCAACCCCAACTCCAGATTGTGGAGTTAATTTTTCAATTCCACCCACTAAGCCAGTTAGTCCCTTTTCAGTTGTATTTACAACCCCTTGTGGAATAGGAATAGACGTTCCAGCTACACTAAGTTTAGGTTGTTTACTTACAACGTCTTTTAATTGATCTCCAACTTTAATTGCATCTGATAGCTTGCCTAACGCGGTATCCGCTTTCTTTGGTAACTGACTTCTTATAATGTTTCTTAGTGATTTAAGCTCTCTATCTACGTTTACCGCACCCGTTGTTTTAACTACACCAGTAGATTTATAGTTAATTACGTCGTCTAAACTCTGATATATATTCCTAAGTTCTCCAACTGTTGGTGAATCGCCTAATGAATCCACTGCCTGTAAAATATCTTTGACGGCTTTTCCGCCTGCCTTTTTATTTGCTATCTTTGAAAGTAGTCCTAAATCTACCTTTTGGGTTGCGTTGTTTAGAATTGTTTGTTTTGCTCCGTCGATAGGAATACCGCCCAATTTATCAACTTCTCCCGATAGTGCGGATATAACATCATTCTTTGCGTTTGCTAATTCTACTTTTCCAAATCCGATTTGAGAATTCTTTAATTCCTTATATGTATTTATATAAGTCCTTTTTGCTTGAGACACTTGTTTTGGTGTCATGTCTAGTTTCTTTGGAGTAATTCCAGTTAGTAAAGATTCCTCCACCTTTCCTTGTGTTTTTTGAATTGTTGGTTTTAGCCCCGAAATAGCTTTTTGGCCAATACCTAGTAAAGCACCTAATGCCCCACCAGTTGCCGCACCACCCAAAGCACCCGATAGTTCTTCACCTTGTTGAGAACCTCCAAAACCACCTAATCCACCACCAACCGCACCAGTAGTTGCTAGACCCTTAATTCCCTGTCCAACAGGGGTTAAGTACGCACCGACACTTGCAATATCTTTTGTACCCTGTAAAAAGGGGTTTGACACTAACTGTTGTGCTTCGTTTAAATCTGTATATTTAGGCTGATATTTTTTTAATTGAGAAAATCCACTCTTTGTGGTCTCTGGTGTTCTTTTAACATTTAAAGCCGTTTGATATAGGTTTTCCATTTCAGCTACATCACGAATTGGTCTCGTAATTCCTTTAAGTAAGTTTTGAAAGAAATTTGCCATTATCTTTTAAATATATTTTTTAATAAATTTGAGTAAAAGTTCACCCCAGTTTTTACATTTTGTATTGGATTAAACCTAATACCGCTTTGTGGTACTCCACTCTCTACCATAGCTTTACCAACTGTATTGGTTAAATACTTATCTAGTAGGTTTCCCGTAACCCCGCCTTGTCCTGCCTCAAACCATTTAGGATTGACAAATCCACTTTGTGCTGACTGTTGAGCTGTTTGCTGACTATTTGTAGCCGTTTTGTTCCTTGGGTCGTTTGGGTACTTGTCGAGTATATCTGGTATACCATCTCCATCTGAATCTCTCAATCCGCCACCCGCACCACCGCCACTTGATCTTCTTGCGTTCTCTTGAGCCTGTGCGTCCTGATACATTCTCCAAAGGTTTTCCGCGTTTGTCTGTTGTTTTTGTGCGTCTGTTTGGTATGCACTTGTTGCTTTTCCTAGTATATCTTGAAATTGTTGTCCTCTTGCGTTTAGTAAATCTGTAACACTTCCAATTTGTCCTCTTACTCCCGCTTGTCTACCTGATATTAGGGCTTCTTGTGCTAACGGGTTTCTTATTGCTGATTGATAGTATTCGTTTCTTAATTGTCCAGGTAATGCCTGTGCCTCGGCCTGTAGGTTATTCTGTTGGTCTATTAAATCTTTATTGTAGTTTGTCTTTTCGTTATACGCCTTTTCTAAATCACCCGCAAATTTGTTCACGTCATAACTTTGTGATTTCTGAAACGCTTTTTGATATTGTTTGAGGTAGTCTGAACTTGCCATAATTATGCTCCGTAATATTTTTTATAAAAGTCTGGAGATTGTTTTTTCTGGTAATCTCTTAGTGCTTGTAAATAACTAAATCCACCAGCCCCCTGTGTTC